GAGATGGAGCGCGTAAAGGCAGAGATCGCGGCGGCGTCTGATCCACGCGTGAGCAAGTACGGCGGCACAGGCGGCGGGTATCACCTGCTTAACGATGTCGAGAGTCGGGCAGACAGGCGGGAACGGCTTGCGGCGCGGTATCATGAACTAGACCGCAACCGAAAGCAGATGGCCTTATACTTGCGGCGCGTAGACCGTGCCCTGTCAATCCTTTCGGAGCAAGAGCGCGAGATAGTGCGAAAGAAGTACATGGACGGGGGAACATGGGTAGCGGTGGCAATGACGGCGGGCTATTCGGAGGGCGGCTGTCAGCGGATTGCATGGCGTGCGCTTGAGAGGATCGCGCCCGTCATGGATTGCGATGTAGTACGTCCTTGGTGGTGCGCGGCATGAGAGAGACAACGAAACGAGCTAAAGCGGCCTTGAAGTGCTTTCGTCTGTGGAAGTGCCGTCTTGGCATTATCGGCCTTGACCTTGACGCGCTGGAAGTCGAACGGGAGAACGCGGATCGCGAGCACGCGGGGGAGGCCAAAAAAGTTTTTGAGAAATGGCGGCGTCAACGCGCCCCTACTTTCTCCCGCGAAAATGCCAAAATTAACCAGAGGGGGTGAACAAAATGCCACGAACTAGAAAAATCATCGCCATGTCGACGGGTAAGATCGGGAAGGCGAAGCGGGCGGCACGCGCCGAGGGTGAAAAGAAACTCAAGGTCGACGCGGACGAGCTGACGCCGCCGGACTGGCTTTCTGATGAAGCGGCCATCGAATTTGAGCGCGTCGTAAGAGAGGCGTCAAAAATCGGGTTGCTCGACAATCTCGATTTGGCGTTCCTCGCGAAATATGCGGACAACTACGCGCGCTACATCAAAGCGGCGACGCAGCTCAACCTGCACGGCGCGACAGTGAAGATGAAAAGCGGATATGAAGCACCGTCTCCGTGGATGACCGTGCTCAACCAGTCGGCGAAACAGATGGACACTTGCAGTACGAAGCTCGGACTAGCTGCAACGGATCGGCTCAAGCTCATCCAGCCAGTGAAGGATGAGAAGCCCGAAAATAAGTTCCTGAAGTTTGTCCGTAATGACTGACCGGACAACCGCTTACGCGAAACTTGTCGTGAGCGGTGAGAAGCTGGCGGGACAGTCCGAGATACAAGCCTGCCAGCGCCACCTCGACGACATGAAGCGCGGGAGGGATTTCCCGTATATCTTCGATGCGGCCGAGGCGGAACGGCATATCGAACTCGCGGACACGCTGCGAATCGGCGAGGGCGAGCAGCAGAGGCCACTTCATACGCGCGGCTTCCAGCAGTTCATCCTCGGATCCATCTTTGGATGGAGAAAGAAGCGCTCGAATATCCGGCGTTTCCGCGAAGCTTATATCCAAGTGGGCAGGCAGAACGGCAAGTCTTTCCTTGCTGGCGAGATGTGCAACGACTTCGCGACCTTTTCCGGCTATCGCATGGGCCGCATATTCTGTACGGCAACAAAGCAGGAGCAGGCGAACATTGTATGGGGAGAGGTCAACAAATTCATCAAGTCGGACCCGGATCTCGCGGAGCTCTACAGCGTGCGTGAGTACGACCACACGATAAAGAGCCTTGTCACGGAGAACACCATAAAGGCAATCGGGCGCGACACGAAGAGCGCGGACGGCTTCCGCTCGATCCTCGCCGTGATCGATGAGTATCACGCGCATCCGACGGATCAGATGTATAAGCTCATGCTCGACGGCCAGATTACCGTCGACAACGCGCTGACGCTCGCCATTACAACCGCGGGATTCAACCTCAACTCTCCGTGCTACGAGCAGTATCAGTTCTGCAAGAAGGTCCTTTCCGGCGCAATCGAAAAGGATTCCCTGTTCATTTTCATCGCGGAGCTCGATGATGATGATGACATATGGAAGCCGCAGAACTGGGCGAAGGCGAATCCTCTACACCTATGGAACGAGGACAACACGATCAACGAGGAAATGCTCGCGCGCATGGCGGAAAAGGCCATCGACGCGAGAGAGAAGCAGGGGCAGGACCTTGTCAATTTTCTCACAAAGAGCCTAAACCGCTGGGTTACATACGCGGGCGGCGCGTTCGTCGACGCGAAGGCGTGGCAAGCGTGCGCGTCGGATATGAAGCTAGAGGATATGCGCGGACGCGACTGCATCCTCGGTATCGACCTCTCTAGTGGCGGGGACCTTACCTCTATCGCGCTGGTCTTTCCGAGCGATGACGGGGAACGCGCGTATGTATGGAGCCATTCGTACATGCCGGAGCTGCGTCTCGCGGAGCATATCCGCACGGATGACGCGCCATATGGCATATGGAAGGAACAGGGGCTCATCACGCTGACGAGCGGAATGTACGGGATAAAGACCAATTATCACTACATTACGTCCGATT